GAAAAACTTTGAGCCTTTCATTTCTCTTTGTTTATCGTTATTCACAATAACTATTAAGGCATCTCCTGCTTCTTTAGCTTTTTCGAATAACTCTAAATGTCCTTTGTGAAGTGGATTAAAATAACCGCTAACTATGATTGCTTTTTTCATGATGCTATAGTTAATCCTCTGAAGTTTTCTAGCCATCCTTCAGTGTTCTTTGTTATACCTTCTATTTTATCTTTATCTAATAATCTTAAGAACGCACCTGTCTGTAAATCAGGTATTGTTTCTTTAAGTACTTCCATAACGTAATCTTTTTCTTTTTCATCTAAATCAGTAACGTTTAAATCCATCAACTTATAGTTAGTTTCTACTCTATCCCATTCAGTTATGATTTTAGGAAATATTTTCTTAAATTTCTTCTCTTCTAATTTAGCAGCACATACATTATACACGTATTCTAAATCTGTGCTTGGTTTATTTACTAAGTCTGGAAATTCTGATATAATTGTTTTTATACCTAAACCTTTTACACCTGGTAAGTTGTCAGAGTTATCACCTAGTAATGCTTTAACTATGTTGTAATTCTCTGGTAATACCTTAAGTTCTTCAAATATATTACTCTCAGTAAATGTTTTCTTTTTTACTGGTGCATAGACCTCTACGGTATCATCAACTAACTGTAGGAAATCCTTATCTGAAGATATTATGGTACATTTTTTAACGTTAGACATGGATGCTCTCTTAGCTATGTAAGCTATAATATCATCAGCTTCTAGCTTTTCCATCATTATCTGTTGTATAGGAAGACACTCTAAGTAGTCTTGTGTTCTGAAAAGTTGACCAATTAATGCTTCCATTTCTTCAGTCTTAGAATCATATAACCCCCAATGTGTTATTCTTGAAGTAGCTCTTTGAGCTTTATAGTTAGGGTCAATATTTTTTCTATTAGCAGATCCTCCTTTGCCGTCCCATACTATAATAACTCTAGTAGGGTCAAATATTCTTGTTACATATCCAAGAGAACGAAGAAACCCAACCAAGCCACCTATGTGATGACCTGATGGGTTCATCGCTTTGAGCAATGAGAAACTACGAATAAGCATATTCATAGCATCTATGATCATGATATGATCATTCAACGCTCGGGGTGGGGTCTCTTTTAAATTATTAAGTATGTTTTCGTATTTCATAATTTATTCTGGGTCATTAATCCAACCTACTATCACATACCTAGTACCTTCAGTAACCGGGGTAACGGCATGTGGTAATCTACTGTCAAAAAATATTGCTTTTCCTATATTTTGAGTGACTCTACGTCTGCTGCTAGCTTTATTTGTTGTGTAAACGTCAAAAGCTCCTCCTTCGTAGGTATCATTGAGAGGAATGGAGAAAGAAAACTTTCTTGGCAATCCTTCTCCTCTATCTATATGAACTTTATACTGTCCGCCTTTAGTGTATCTGATAAAAGTTAATTCACTTATATCTAAAGGAGTTTGGATAGACTCTTTTATTTTACTGGTAATGTTCTCAATTAACTTATTTTCTGTAATCAGGTTTTTTACATCACACTGCCTTACATTAGATTCTGTACCCTCAGAAGTCTGAGCTATAATATACTCATCTTCAGCATATTCTGAGATGATATCATTACATTGTTCTTTGGAAAATACAGGTATCTCTATTAACATTAATCGAGTAAGTTAGGAGCGATTGGTGTTTCTTCTAAATCTCCTTCCTCGATTAGATCAAAGTCTAACGTACCTACTAACTTCAACCAATGTTCTTTATGAGCATCTTTATACTTATCGATTGCTTTTTTATCATCAGGTAAGAATCCATGTGCAGTCATAACTACTCTTCCTCGAGATTGTACTCCTCCAATATGGTTCTTTTCTATCTGAACATTAGTACGTTTAGCAAACTCTACCTGCATACCGTTTTTAATAGCTTTAATTTTTGAAGTACCAGGATTAGTGATATTCCCAAAAGTTACTACTAACGTTGCATCATACCACATAGACATTCCACCTTTATTTTGAAGCTTAGGTTGACCCATAGGCGATTCAGGTTTCATAGTCCATACTTTATTGATAGCAACTAACGTATTAGTGTATGGTGAGTTTTCTTTTCTAGATAATAGGATTTTTTGGTTAAGATTATTACCAAATTGAGTAGACATTGCACCTGCATTCCATTCATTATTATTCTTATTAGAACGTACTGATAAATCACAAGGAACTGATCCAATACTATCCCAGAAGAAGCACATATCATAAGGTAAGTTACCTTTAGCTTGTTCGTCCATAAGATCAGCAATATAAACTGCTACATCTTCAATAGTATTTAACTGTCCTCTATCAGCATATAAGAAATGCCCTTCATAGTCAGTTACAGTTCCGTTAGCATCTTTAACTTCCTCAAATTGTAATCCCATCTCCTTAGCATGGTCCCAAGACCACTTCATCTCTGTGATAATGAACACAGGCAGTATGCCCAGTTTTTGGGCATTAACTGCAGCTTCTAATAGGGCAGTTGTTTTACCCGTATCACTGTGTCCTCTCAACAGAGTTATATGTCCGGTAGGAATACCGGGGAGAGATGTAATGTCTTGGAAAGCTTTAGACAGTGGAATCCATCCCTGCTCTTTGAATTTAACAGAAGCATTTGAAAATCCTTTTTTCTTCTTAAAATTACTAAGGTTAAAACCTTTCTTGACAGCCGCAGATGCGGCCTCTTGAACTTCTTTTTTCTTTGCCATAAATATTACTCGTTAAATAGGTCGTCAAATTTACTAACTGTATCTTTATTGCCAGCAGTAGCTGTTTCTAAAGTAAAGTCAGTCTTTTGAGGACTAGAGCTTTCTGGCGGTGTTTCAGAACCTGCTGCTGGAGCATTCTCCTCTACAGATCCTGGATTAAGGTAGTTTTGTAGTTGTTTCTTGATAAAATCGTAATCATACTGAGTATGTACTTCGACCGGGTTAGGTTGTTGTTTTAACCATGTTTCAACTAGGTTATTATCGTCAGATAATGGTGTTTGCTTAGGTTTAATTCTTACTGATGTAGTAGGGTAAGGGTTTCCTGGTTGTTGTTCAACTACCATATCCCATCCGTTAATAACATCTGTAAAATCTCCTACATCTTCGTCTTCAGCTAAAGCTAGTAATGCTTTATAAATCGTAACTCCGAATCCCCATAATCTAACTCCTTTGTCTTCTTCTCCTCTAACAATTACAGGAGCAAAAACTCTAGTCTTAGGGTTAATTTTACCAGATAATGACCAATTGTCTTTATCATTTGTTTTTCTAAGCTCTTTTACGAACTCTTCGATTGGATCTTGTTTACCGAAATTAGATAAAGCTACCATTGGATACTTACCTATACCATAATGGAATTTTAACTCCTTGAATGGAAAAGTAGGATCGTAATGAGAAGGTACAATACGTACAGTCTGTTTACCTTGTTCGGGTTTCCAAAAGATTTTTGAATAGTCAGTTTTTTCTCTTTCCTGACCGTTGTTGTTTAAGGCAGATAGTTTAGCCTTGATTGCATTAATGTCCATATAACTAATTTATTTAATTTATAACTCTATATATACCAATATAAGAACTTAATTTTAGTTCTCCAACTCTATTATACGAAAAAGTTTGGTATTTACTCTTTTTAATTCTGGACCTTTGGTTAGCAGTATGCAATTTCTGTAATCAGTCCAGTTAACTCTAAAGTTTTTATCTAATACTCCGTCATTTAATTCCTTAACTAAGGTGTTAAGTGCATTGATGGTGTATAGGGTGTTTGATTCTTTCTTTCTGTGTACTAGAATAGTATTTTCTAGAAATGTAGACACATTGCCGTAATCAACGTTGTATGTACATATGTACTCGTCCTGGCTTTTTGAATAGAGAACAAAGATCTTGTTATAAATGATCTTGTACCTCTCCTGTATTTCTGTTAATGTGCTCTCTAATTCTCCTTCTGTAGAAAAAGTACAAAATAATTTGTTGCTCATATCTTCGTTTAAACTTATTTCGTCAATGTCGTAATCAAATTGACGTATTTCTGTAACATTTGTCATTTTATATAAATATAAGTTAGTATCATAAAACCAAATTCTTTGAGAACTTGAATTTAACTGGGTATTTCCCGTTTTCTGAAAGTATTTCTTCTAAGTCTGTTAGTAGTTCCTTTCCGTCTTCCTTAGAAAAGTCGAAAAGTATTGAGTCGTAAGTATAAAGCACAGCTTTAGACTTTTTATGTTGTAAGTACCTTAGTACATTTTTTAAAATGAGAATATTTCTAGAAGTCTCTAAAGACTGCATAACATAATTCATCAGTTTTTGAGGATTCATTCCTTTGAGCGAGCTTGTGAAAGGCTTTCCACTAATTGGAGCCAAGACTTTTCCGTCATCTTGGTACTGTCTCCATAGCTCTTTGATATAATCATCAATTCTTGTAAAGATGTCAAGGAAAGCGTACTTCTCTGGTATCTTTCCATAAATTGCGTGAAAGTTAATTTGTTTTGCTTTATCATATTCTTCTTCGGTTATTTCTTCTTTATTAAAGTATTGTTTAGCTAGTTGCTTATGAGCTGATGCGTCGGTAAGTTTATACCCAATTTGCTCACAAAGTAAGCGCAAATGATAACCGTCAAAATCAAACTCAACAAAGTAATCACCGGTCGGTCGAAAGGTTTTTCTGTGCTCGGGAGTCTTAGGTATAGCAGCAAAATTAACAGAATTGAAAGCATTAGTAGGTCTAGAAGTAGCATTGTATAAGTTGTAAGATGTTAAAACTGTATTATTGTTCGTATTGTAGAGTGGATTCCTAGGAGTAAATAGTTTATTAAATTCATCATAATATACTCCTAAACCTCCTTGCTCTAAAAGAAAGAAAACATTAGTGGCAGTTTGATTATAAAAATTAAAACCATCTGGTATATCATATTTCAGTATCGGTTTTATTTGTTTGTATATATTTTCATGAGATTCATAAAGTTTAGAGATAGGAATTAACTTATTTATATCTTTATGAGCTTTGAATTTATTGTAAAAATAATTTAATGAACTATTTTCTTTGGTATACTCTAATTTATCGTATTTAGTCATTGCATATAAAAGAGAAACATCTATAGCATCCTGTAGATTAAAGTGATAGAGCAACTCTTTCTTATTTAATGTATACAGTGTGTTTGCTTTCAAAAGAATTTGGTAGACCCGGTCTTTATCTACGTTTAATCCTTCGGGGTGATCTATAGGAATAATATATCCATGTTCAGATTGCAGTAGTCTTATATAAACTGCTACGGTAGATGTAAGTTTAGAATGGTATAGGTCGTTTGTAGATACTACATTAACGTAGCAACCTAATCTGACTAGATTCTCTAATGACTGTAACTTATTTTCTTCTTCTACTATATAAAACACTTATGTATAACCTTTAGTATAAGTAAATATAAGTAAAATATAGCTGGTAGGCAACTATTACTTCACAAATTCTCCTAAATCTTTTAAAAAGATATCTAAACCTTTCATAACTTTGGTAGCTTCTGAGACTGATTTTCTATTTCTAGTTTCAGCTCCGTAGTATATGTACCCTCTATATTCAGTATCTTTAGCTGGACCTTCTAAGAACCATTGAAGAGATACTGTTATATTGCCAGGTACTTTTTTAAGTCTGTTAGATTCTTTTAAAGTTATCTCTACAATTTTTTTACTTCTTAAGTCTTTTGCAAAATGCCTATCAAAGTACTTATTTTTATAATCCGCTTCTGATGGTACAATAAATGTTTGTTGAGGGCCTTTATGTTTATTTTTATTTTCTTCTTTTTCTAAGTGAACTTTTTTGAGAATTAACTCATACTTAGCCTCTTGAGGTGTTGCACCGTTGAAGTATTGATTCTTGTACGTAATTATATATTCCCCTCTATACGGCTTTAGAGTAGACTTGACCAAAAGTTCTTCATCTCCTCCTGTTGCTGTAAATGGTCCTTTATATTTTGATTTTGGTAAAAACATTATATTATCTGTACTTGTGCTTCTAAGCTAGTTATCCATGATCCTCCGTCTATAGAGTGGCTTATATTTGTTACCATAAAAACTACTTCTGCTTCTTTATATGAATCAGGTAAATTATCATATGGTAATTTAAAAAATTGAAGCATTTTTACTCCTCCAATTCCTTTCATTACTAAACTGATATTGCCGGGTATTGCGAAGCCGGTATGTTTCTCTTCGCTATGTAGTTTCTCTGATATTTTAATCTGTTGGTCATCAGAGGCTGCGTATTTTATTTTTTCTACAGTATCTTTTATATAAGATTTTTTGCTGAACAATTGATCATACTGTTCTTCAACGGATTTCTTTTGTGCTTCTGCATCTGAAGTTTGTCCGCTTATTTTTTCTAGCGCTTTATCTTCGCCGAATCTATCTGTTATACCTCTATTGTACGCTGAGACTCCTCTATGTAAGCTTTCAGCAGCATCTGTTCCGGAAAGAACAGCTTGAGTAGTCATTGCGTTTAAAGTAGCTTGATCGATACTTGTGTTAAAACTAAATGACTGAACATAAGATTTTTTTCCTAAAGCTTGTAATATTGTTTCTTGATCTTTTATAGAAGTATCTATTGGTAATTGTCTGTCTCTTACTGACGTAGGTCCTAATTCTTTATCTAAATAAAAATCGTTATATAGAGTGAAATCATTTACTCCCCCCATTGCAGTTCGAAGACCAAGTAATATTACATCTAAAAAAGTAGCGATTGTGGGTTCAGCATCAGGATCTTTTTGTATATCTCTTGCTACGTTGTATACGTATTCTGTATTAATCCATACATCTAGTAAGTCCCCTTTAAAAGCTGCTGTATCTCTAAATCCACTTAGTGCAGCAGTTTCTATAGGAGTAGAAGCGGTCTGCTTTGGTAGCAAACATACATGAGGATCTACGCTGTAGTGATTATCATATGTTACGTATAGATTTCTTTCGCTTTCTACACAGAACTTTCCTTCTGGGTCTTTCTCTCCTTCGTACTTTGGTAAGAAAAAATAATTCATACATCCAAAAATAAATCTAAAAGGAATATAAGTAAACTTTAAATTTTCAGATTGCTTGAAATCTAATTTATATACTTCTAATTTAAATCCATCTCCAATTTGTGAGCATATATCATCAACAAATTTTTTGACTTTTCTTTTCTTTAAACCTTTATCTATTCTTTCTTGGTCTGCTTTTATAGGGATTAGTTTGTCTTCTGACTGTCTTCCTCTACCGGCTGTTTCTGTAATAGTTTTTAATATGGTAGTAAAAGAACCTTCTAATTTATCTGCATTATCAAACTCTAGTCCTTTATCTGCTTCACCGTCAGGATTTGTGTCTTTATCTGTACCTATTTTAAACATACGAGCTTGGGTTTCTGATAATCCTCCCATTCCTAATGCTTGAACAGTTATATTATACTCTCCATTGTCATACCCCCATTCATAGTTCATTATAGTCCCAATCATATAATCGTAGTTATGTTGAGAGTCATATATTAACTGTCCTCCTTCTTCTTTTATTTTAGCTATTGGTTTTTCTGTTCCGAATACAGTACCATCTGGGATAGTTTTTGGGGTATATACTTTACCCCCATTATTGTCAACATAAACTGAATGTCCCCATTCAAAAAGAAGTTTGAACCCTGGTCTCATATATAGTTTTTCTAATACACTAAATTGTTCTACAGAAAAACATTTAATATTTAAATCAACCATTCTTAATAAACCTTCTGCTCCTTGAGTTTGAATATCAAAGGAAGTAATACCGGGTTGAGGTACTATTCCTTCTTTTTGAAATGTATATGCATTGTTTGAAGTTTCAAAGTCTTCTCCGCTGAAGTTAATACCTTTACGAGCTTTCCCTTCAGATAAAGTTCCACCTAAAAGTTGGTATTTTTTTGCAGCATCGTCTTTTCCAGTTATATCTATACCGGATGATACTTTTATGAAAGCGTAATTGGTATTGATGTAATGTTGAGTAAAATCTGGGTCCTCAAAAGTCTTACCGTGTAGTTCACCTCTGACTTTTAACTGGTCTCTAACAGTTCCGTCAACCGGTGTTAATCCTGTTATAGGGGTTTTATTAAAAACACTATCTGACATAACTTATCTTTTTTTATTTAGCTGCTCATATTTTGATATAATCTCATTTGGATTTGCTGGTATTCTTAACTGTTCTCCTGGGGTTGGTACTAAAGAATCTGATGTATTTATAGGATTAGCAGAAGCTATTATCCACCATAGTGATGCATCTCTATAAAATTGCTTTGCTAATATATCATATCGATCTCCGACAGTAGTAATAACGTAAATATCATCTACAGTTTCAGGTATATCTGGGTAAATAGAGTTTTGTATGTATCTCGTACCTTCAGATGTCTTAGATTGTTCTATTGTCGTGTATCTGTTCATTAGAGATTAATTAAAAGCCGCTTTCTGGTTGCCCATCTTCTGAGTTAATAAAGTCTTTATCTGTATGATCACCTATAAACGGTATTACACCGGCTTGAGGAATAAAGTTATGTTCCAATACAGCAGATAGATTAACGTCTAATACGTGAGGTACTATCATTACTTTGTCTTCGTCTTTATCTTGTTTGATCTCCCAAGGGTAATCTTGCTGCCAACTCAGACCGACAGATGATATAGTACAAGGAGTCTGTTTTAAGTAGTCCCCAACAGTTATCTTACACCATGTACCTCTCATAAATAACCCATCGTCGTCGTAATTAGGAGCTGTAGTAGATACAAGTACATTAAGTTTCCTGTAAATAGGTATTAGCTCTTCTCTAGTTAATGCAGCTATTTTGAATCCCATAGAAAGTTGACGATCAAATCCGTCGTATGTTCTAAATTGTTGAGGGTTACCTAAGTACCTAGTACTATTCCAATTACCTGTAAAGGTATCTGAAAAGCTATCTAAGAAAGCTCTAAATCTAATATTAATAGGAGTTTCTTGGTCATATACTGAAAATCCAAAAGGAATTAAATCCATTTGGTCATCAAAAACAGAAGGTGTTGAATCTCCTCTGCTAATTTTGAGAGCATTAATTGGATCTGCAGTATTAACAGAATTAGCTATTTCTTTTGTATAATTTATTCTACCATATTTAGCTAGATCGGCATCGGTTTCAGATAAGGGTAACTTTTTACTTTTTTTAATACCTGCTGAAAGTTCATTGGAATGACCTGTTTGTATTATTCGTTTTCCAGCTTTGCTATTATACTCATTTTGAAAAGTTCTTTTTATGTAGCTTCTAACATCAACTCCTCCAAACTCTTTACTTCCTTTATATAGATGTAAACCTAAACCATTTAAAGGTGTTTGTCCTATATTTGTTAAAGCAGTTAAAAGTATGTCTTTACCTTCGGCTAAAAGTTCCTTACCTAAACCTATATCACCTTTATATAATGCTTTTTTATCTACAGCACTAATAAATCCAGTTAAGGCTTGCTTTACTACGTGGGTTATCCCGGGTTTAGCAATAACAAGTTTAGCCATACGTATAGTATCGTCTAATCGCTTTGCAGCGAGGATACCTTGTACAGCTAAGCCGGAATTTCTTCCGCCTTCTTTATCTATATCTTTAACGACTAGAGGTTTACGATTTAAACCGCTCTCAAATTTTAAAGACTTTAGATCAGTTTTTAGATCTGTTAATGCCATAAATATTACGCAGGAGGATTATCCAAATACTTAGCTGGTGTTGCTCCATCTAAATCGATAGCAGAAGCGCCAGCATTGATATTCCCTCCGTCAACGTGTGTTTTAGTAGTATCAGCAGATGCTCCATCTCTCAATGGTGGTTGTGCTCCCCCTAATCCTAATGTTGTTGATGTTAATGAATCAATAAGTGCCATAATTGTTTAATTTAAATTGTTAATATGCTTATAAATAGTTTATACTCTTGTTAATGATTGACCGACTTTGAAAGTGTTCATTTTTATTATATTTTTCTGCGGTGCTTTTATGTATTGATATAGTAGTGCTGTTTGATTTCTAAGTTCTAGCAATTCTTTTGAATGTTGCTTATCACTTGTTTCTTTTAATTTCTTTAACTCTGCTAATTGGTTGTTTGCTGCTTTTGCATTTTCTCCTAAAGGATTTTCTAATACATCACCTAAGTTATCCATAGCTTTAACAGTTGTGTCTGCCCCTTTAGTAAGTGCAGTGTTAATAGCAGTAGTAAATGTCTTAGCTTGATCTTTAGACATTTGCATTAACGGTGTAGTAACCTTTTTAATTTCTTCTTGTTTTATCTCTGGTGTAGCTGATTTAGCTTTATCTCCATTCCACCAATCTTTAAGTCCTTGTACTTTACCTCCAAACCAGTCTTTGGCCTTGCTTGCTAATCCCACAGCGGCTGCTTTTATTCCTCCTACTAACCCATCGTTAGCGTCTAAGAAATCTGCAATCTTACCTCTTATATTACCAATTTTTTCACCTACAGCTCCTGCAAATGCTTTAGCTTTATCTCTAGCTGTATTAGCAAAGGACATGATACCGGCTCCAACTGATGATGTAAATCCAGATATTTTATCTTTAGCGGTTGATGCAAAATTAGATATACCTTCTCCTACTGATGTTGCAAATGATAGTGCTTTATCTTTGGCGGTTGATGCAAAATTAGATATCCCTTCTCCTACTGATGTTGCAAATGCTCCAATCTTTTCTTTAGCTGCTGCACCAAACTCCATTGCTCTATCTCTAACGCCTTTGGCAAAGTCTTTAATCCTACCACCTACCATGAAAGCAGTCTCTTTTACTTTATTACCTATTTCTTTAGCTTTATCCCAAGTTGCTGAAGCAAAGTTAGATAAACCTTGTCTCAATTTAGAGTTAGGATCTGAAAATACTTTGAACCCTTCAGATACTACTCCAATGGCTCCTCCTACTACAGCTCCGACTGCGGTACCAACAACAGGAATTACTGAACCAATAGCTGCTCCTGTCAATGCACCTCTAGCACCCGATGTAGCAATACCTAATGCTTCATCTCCTGCACCACCTTTCTCTATTCCTAATTTTTCACTAAACATCGAGCCTTTTTCAGCTCCTCCAGTTAAAGCACCTAAGACGCCGGCTTCAACTACGCCCATATCCTCTCGGATACCTTGTTCTTTCTTTTGTTCAGCAGTTAAATCTTTAACTTGATTAACACCTTTATAAGCACCCATTGCTAATTCTAATGGTGCAAGTACTTTTCCTAGTAACGGTCCTGCTATTTTTGATAGACCAGGTCCTATTTTACCTAGAGTGTTAGTTAGTCCAGAAAGTATTTTAGGTCCTCCTCCTTTAAATATATTAGATATACCAGAAAGTATTTTAGGTCCTCCTCCTTTAAATATATTAGATATACCAGAAAGTATTTTAGGTCCTCCTGAGGTAAAAGTTTTAGACATTCCGCTAAACACCTGCTTAAACATACTACTACGTTTACCGAACATAGCAGCCATGTTACGTAATTGTCTACCTACCATAGTGTTCTTACCACCAAAAATATTAGATAGCCCTTTTGTAAACTTCATACTTTTGACACTTCTAGGTCTAAGATTTTTAGTTAGGGAATCAATTATATTTCCGCTGGCACCATCAACGTCCTTAATGTACGTAGGGTTTGTATATGAGCCACGTTCACCTTTAAACAAATTCTTAAGCCCTTTGATAAACGAGGCACCTTTTATAGCAATTGCTGCTCCACCTCCTAAAACAGCTAAAGATCCTAATAACTTACCTAAAGATGTACCTGAGAAGTCACCGTTAAATATATCAGTTATACCTGTTTTAAATGATTCCCAACTTATTGTGAATGCATTTGTAAGTCCATTTGTAACTTTTTCGAATAAAGTATCTCCTTTAAAACCGTCTACTAGGTCATCAAAGAAGCCTTTAGCTCCTGTTGCAATACCTTCCTGCATTTTAGCTAATGTATCTGCTAGAGATGTTAACTTACCAACACTTCTTTCTACAGACTCAGCTATTTCTGCATTCGACTTTTTTCTATTCTTATCGTTTTCTGCTTGAGCAGCTCCTGATTTGCCTGTAAGTACAGACATAGCATCTTGAGTTTTCAACATATCGTTATATTGATCTCTTGAGATACCTAATGTAGCAGCAAACTGTTCTTGAAGTTTAACGTTATTACCAATTCTTCCTTGGTTCTCCATAACAAGCCTTTTCATTTCTTCGGCTTGTGTCTTAACGTCTCCTGTTAAAGCTGCTTCTCTTAATTTATTTAAGTTTAACTGTTTACCAAGCATCATCTCAGTAGTCATTTCATCAGTTAAACTTTTCTGGAAGTCTGTTGTTGATTCAGATGCAGCTCTTATGTCCTCCATTGACATACCTAACGATCTTGCTGCTGCAGCGGCGGCTGCTAATGCTCCAGGTTGTTTCCCTATACCTCTTAAAGTTGTGGCAGAGGCTTTACCTATATCTTCGAAAATAGCTTTAGTACTAATAGAGACGTTATTCATCTCATTAAACCTAGCTACTCCTGCTGTGACTGCATCAACAGTCTCAGTCATTGTCTTTTTATTAGCTGCTGAATTTTTAACTATATGAGCTACGGCATCAACAGATACTCCGTATTTATTTGCTAACTTAATAGCTTGTTCTGTAGTTTCACTGGTAAAGTCTAAAGACATACCAAGAGAATCATTTATTCCTGCTATAGTAGCGGCTGCTTCATTTAAAGGTACACTAAATTTTCCGGCAGCTGCAGAAACTCGACTCATCTGAGCTTGCATATTTA